TCTTAAGGCAGCTGTAGATTTACCCATAATACCATTATATGTTGTTGCAAATTGATTCGAAAAAGTCTTGTAATCTTCTCCAGAAACAGTTCTATTTTGAGTTCTTAAATACAAAGGTATCTTCTGACGAATTTCTTCTACAGTATCTCCAGAGTATCCAAATTCTCCTTTTGTATAATTAGATAAAAACACGGTTACACTTGCTGGAACACCTTCTATTGGAATTAAACTTTCTGCAGTTGCAAAGTTTGTAACTATATCTCCATTTGGACCACCGCCTACTCTGTATAAAATTTCAATTTGACTTCCTACCGAAGGAACTAAACCACCTTTTCCATTACCAAAAATAACACTTGCACTGTAATCTGGATTATATTCTACTAAATATTCTTTGTTAGCTAAACCAGAAGTAAAGTAATCTACTTGCTCCCATTCTTGTCCGTTTATAACAACTCTTATCGAATCACTTATAATAGAAAAACTTGGTAATGAAAGAATTAAATTAATTGAACCTGTTGAAGTAAATTCAATATTTCTAGTTCTCCCAGCTATACCAACAATATTTGAATTAATTAATTGTCCTGCTCTAATAGTAATAGATTCACCAAATAGTGGCCTGTTCAAATAATCTGCAGCATATAATTCAAAAGAAAAAGGCTCTTGATTTGAAACTATATCAATTTCAAAAGGAGTTTTAATTTCCACATCAAATGTTTGAATTGCATTAATTTTAGCGGAAAACAAAGCTTTAGATCCAATTGGAGGCTGTGGCTTTAAACCAGTTAATTTTGCCAACCTGAAAGCATTGTCTAATTCAGTTACAGTATCAATGAAAACTTCATTTGCAATTTGATCCATTTTGAAAGAAAGAGTGTCTGCTAAAAAAGCAAAATTTTCAATCAACATGATTGCAAGACTAGATTCAACAAAATCATTAAAATCATTACCAAATTTTTCTTTAATGAAACTTACTAATCTACTCTTCATCGAATAAAAGTCTTGATTGGTATAATTCAAAGAAACAATGTTTGTTTGTTTTGGCGTAGAACCTATATCATAAGGCGAAATAATATCACATTTTTCTTGCATTTTCTATCATTCTCCTACAGGTAATTGTAATGTTAAAACTTCTACAAAATCAATTCTTTGTGGATCAAAAAATTTAATTTTAATTGTTAAAACATGATCGTTATCATTTAAAACACTTGGATTATTATTTGATGGATTTAAAGTATTATCGTAACCATTAAATACTTCAATACTTGATATGACTATTCTAGGTTCCCAAGTTTCAATTGAAGCTGCTATCATTTTTTTTGTTTGTTCTACAACAGCTGTGTCATTTGGCGAAAATAAAAGCTTACGCAAAGGAGTTCCATAGGATGGAAGCATGACTCTTTCGTATGGATTAGTCATTAATAATTGTACTAAATCTGATTTTAAGGCATTTATTCCTTCTTGTGTAAATAAATATCCTAATGGAGACTTACTGATTGGATAAGGAGCACCTTTTAAAATAAAACTCATAATATTATGTAGTAATTTTAGTTTTTTTTAAATTACTAGATTTTGATTATTTTGATTAGATTGTCCATTTTGATTGCCTTCTGAAATTGGATCTATACTAGCTAATGTAGGTATTTCAGCTTTATCTGAACAAGACCCAAAAATTCTGTCACTTATTCTTAATTTATTATTTTTCTTATCATAAACTATTATTGGATATATACAATAAGTATCTCCTCCGTTATTATCTTGACAATCTCCTAGTCCACCTAATAAATATGCTCTTTTCTTTGAAGCATTAAAGAAATAGTCGTTTACTCTGTAATCGTAATTGCTAGTAATTGAAACTCTATCTTTAGTAACCATGCTTAGCTTGTCTGCTGGATTATTTTTAGAATCTCCTACGATCTCATAGTGACTATCATAACTATATGTAAGATAATTGCCTCCAGCCCTTAAAAACACATACCCTCTTCCAACTGGGGTTTCTTGCATTTCTAATGTGTGTGGCCCTCTTTCCTTATTGTCTGTTTGTGGTGCATTTATTCTAATAAACTGAGACTTTGTTTCTTTTTGACTATCTCTATCACTCATATAAAGTTCAAGACCATAACCGCTTCTTAATTGAACATAGGCTTTATCTGCATTGCTTTCAGGAACATTGCCATCTTTTCTACATTGCATACTTTGCTGAAAAACACCTTCGTCAATCATTTTAAACACATGATTACTTGTGGAATTCATACTTATGCCACGAGTTGGACCGCCAATGCCTGGACAACTTGACATTGTTTCATCACATAATGAAATTTCATTACCAAGGGCAGTTTTAAATTTAATTCCATTTTCAGCTGTTCTTACAGTTGAAGGTTGTTCAACATCATTCATTGAAATCACATGACCAGTGCAACTTTTCCAATATGTTCTACCTAAATATAAATCACTACAGCCAAAATCAAAATCTTTAAGTGATCTTTGCCAATTTGGTGTTCCAGTAGGCTGTTCAACACTATCATCCATAACAAAAGTATGACCAGAAATAGAAAGAAGTTGAATTCCAGATTGTGGCAAATCACATTTGTTATTTTGAGGTGTGCCTACTCCTCTTATAGGCCTACATTCATTTTTTGCTTTGAAAAATGGATTTGATCCTTTTTGAGATTTAGTATAGGGAGTGTCTGGTGCTCCTCCAATAACATTTTGTCCACCTGTATAATTCTTACCGTCTTCGCACTTTACTGGCTTAGGAAAATCTGCAGGAGTCTCTTTTGAATTTGGAAAACCAAATTCTATTACATCTCTTTCATAATCATACAAGGCAGTATTTATATTTTCAGTTGGTATTGGTTGTCCAACATTAAAACTATTTGCTTGGGAAGCCTCTTCTGTTACATCTGTTTGAAATGTATTTGTAACATCTGTATAGCAATTTGCATCTCCTTCTCTTGCACCCTCGGAAGGATGTGACCATTGACCGCAATAATGTAAGTGATCATCTTTAAATATCATCCAATTACCACAGCCAGACATTAATTCCATTCTCTTCCATTTTCTATTGCATTTTCCATCACCATCAACCATTTTTATCATATGCTTTTCAGGTGTTTTCATTCCATAAATATTTGGAAAAGTCCCTCTTTTAAGGTAGTCTATATTACTTTCAACATCTTGTATTGAAGTAATGTCGTAACCATTGTAACTTTCAGTATTCCAAGGTGGAAAAACTTGAGATCCATCTGTGGGACCAACTAAATAATTCTCTCCTCTTCCTTGGTATAGTAAATCAAATTCAGGAACTGGGACTCCAAGACTCGAACCATCTTTTCCTCTGTTTCTAGACCATGTGGTTCCAAGATAATAAGCCGATCTCCTGTTTCCATTTTCAAAAATTAAACATACTGTAGATCCTGCTGGCGGAATCCAATTTGATCCAGAATCATCAAAACCACCAAGTGTGCTTATTGAAAAAGCCCAAGGTAAACTTGTAATGCTTACAGATTGCTGTAGATCACTAGATTGTAAAGGATTAATTAAAATTGGATTAAAATATCTAATTCTATTTTGTTTATAAACATCAAAAGTATCTACTACTAACGCAGTATACATTCCCGTTAAAGTACTATCTTGTGAAATAAAACTATAGCTTTTAGCAAATGTACTTTGTACTATAGTTCCCAAGTTTGAACTTAAATCATTTATGAAATTTCTTATTTGTCCAACTTCTTTTTGTAATTCTTGTACTGCTGGAAGAGTCATTTTTACATCTGCTTTCTAAAAAATTTAAATTTATTATTCTTTATTAATTTATATTTTATTATACTACTTTCGTGCCTTGCATTTGGTCATCACTGCTAATTGAGTATAATTCTAATGTAGTAACATAAGAACCTGCACTTATTGAATGTTTTGCCGACCCAACTTTATAAATACCAGAAAATCTTGAATTGCATTTGGGTTTTTGAAGAAAATCACATCCATCACCTTGAGCATTTTTTTCTATACAATATGCATTAAGAAAAATAATTTTTATAAAAAAATCTTTGAATAAATTTATACTGTTTGCCCAATAAGGATCACCGTGAATTTCTAATGAAGCTCTTATAGGTGCAAATAAATTCATTGCATTCCCATCTTCTGCTTCTGTTTTGGCTTGATTATAAATTGCTTCTGCTGATTCTTTAACAATATCTTTTGGAGGTAAAAAATTCATAGCTTCGGCTACTCCACTAACATTACCCAAGGTTC